CTTTTAAATGGGGTTACAAAACGCCAGCCCGCGAATGGGCCATGGTCAAGGCGTTCTGGTTCGAATTGCAAGAGTGCAATCATGACCCCTGACCAATTCCGCGCCGCCCTTGCCGACCTTGGGCTATCCCAGGTTGGCTTTGCGCGCATTGCCCAAGTAAACCCCCGCACCGTCCGCCGATGGTGTGAGGGGACGCGCGCCGTGCCTGGCCCGGTGGTGGCGCTGCTGGGGATGATGATGGCACATTACCGGCAGGCATTGGAGACGGCGATGTTGACAGACGGCGGCAGGCCCATTGATCCGCAAGGCATTGGGCGTCATATTTTGGCGCCATTGGACCCGCGCGAGTTTATTGTGGTCGCGTCTGGTGGCGGCGGCAGCCATCCAGAACCATTGGGCGGCGGCGCTGAACCGCCTTTACTTTATCCAAAGCTCGATGTCATTGACCCTGACGTTTTGGATAGTCAAAACTGAATACCCCTTGGAGTATTCCTACCGCTGGCGCCCGGCTGGCGGATCGACCTAACCAGCGCGACCCCGCGAGGGCGAGCGTCAACACGGTCCAAGGGGTTTAGGTGAGCCGTGATGGTCAGGACCGGGCAGTTTTTGGAAGGAACGATATGACACCGCTTTACAGCAACGCGACCGTCCTTTGGACTGAGCGCGAAATTGAGGAACGCGACGCGCTGATCCGGCTGATTGCCGTGATTGTGCGGGACGCCTGGCAGGCCCTAAACCCTGCCGTGACGATGATCAGGGTCGAGACGCCCATCTTGACGCCTGCCGAGCATCTAGGCGGGCATATCGCTGCCGGGTTTGAGCTACTCGGCACGTCACGCGGTTATCTGCGCCCGGAGACTACGGCGGGCACCTTTGCGGCGCTTGGCGCCCTGTTCCCGCAACAGGCGCAGCGCATGAAGCGCCTGCCGGTCTGTCTTTGGCAAGCCGGGAAGTCTTTCCGGGACGAAGCACACGGCGAAACCATGCGCGCCACCAAGCTGCGGCTGCGGGAATTTTGGCAACAGGAATTCCAGCTATTCTGCCGGCCTGACACCAAGGCGGATTACATCGGCGCGGCGCTGCAAGCCCTGACCGCGCGCTTTGGCGGCGAGGCTGCCCCGGCTGATGAACTGCCCCATTACAGCCGCCGAACGGTGGACTGGCATATCCAGGGCTTAGAGGTGGCGGGATGCTCCGAACGGACGGATTGGCCTGATGGCGTGGTGTTTGAGGTGGCCATCGGGCTTGACCGGCTGATGGCGCTGAAAACCCCTTGACAAGCGCCTGAATTATTTGTAGCCATCCCCTATTCTGGTTTTCTGCGCCCGGAGCCCCACAAGGCTGCCGGGCTTTTTCATGAGGTGATCCGATGGGCACGAAGCGCAAGGGCGGCAAGAAATACTGATGGCCGAGCGTGACCCGGTTACGGGCCGGTTTCCAAAGAGTAATGCCCCGGCGAGGGGTGCAGGCCATGGTGGCCCCGCCAAGGGCGCTAGCGTTGCGCCATTGTTCAATGCCGATAACCAGCCCCCCGGCGCCGCGAAATCAGCCGGAAAGGAAGTCGCAGCCGAAATCAGGGCTAAGATTGCGGCGCGCAAGGATGATATCCTAGAGGCGCAGCTTGCTAGGGCAACGGATGCACTAAACCCTTCCGGCCATGCGGCGGCGGTGGACTTGCTAAACCGCATCATGCCGCCTGTGTCTAAAATCGAGCTTTCGGAAGCAACCCCTGACCAAATGACGGATGAAGAACTTGCCGCTATCGCAAGCCGAGGCCGCGCAACTGCTATTGGAAAGGCGGAAGACTAGGCGCGATTTGCTGGCGTGGTGCGAACATGCGCTTGCGCCGCGTGAAATGAAGCCGGCAAGCCACCACAAGCTGCTGATCCGTGAATTGGCAGCGGTTGCGGCTGGTGAGAATGACCGGCTAATGGTGTTTATGCCGCCTGGCAGCGCCAAAAGCACCTACACTAGCGACTTGTTCCCGCCTTGGTTTCTGGCGCAAGGCAAGGATCGCAGCATCATCGCGGCAAGTAATACTGCCGATCTGGCGCAGTCCTTTTCGCGGCGGGTGCGAGGCCGAGTGCGGGAATATGGCAAGCTGCTAGGTTATGGCTTGGACCGTGAGGCTGAAGAACTTTGGACAACGACCAACGGCGGGCAATACCGCGCGGCGGGTGTTGGTGGCGTGATTACCGGCCTTCGAGCCGATCTTGCCGTGATTGATGACCCTATTCGGTCGCGCGAGGATGCGGACAGTGAGACGCGGCGCAATCGGGTATGGGAGTGGTTCCAGGACGATTTGACCACGCGCTTGCGGCCTGGGGCGGGGATCGTGCTGGTGCAAACGCGCTGGCATGAAGATGACCTAGCCGGGCGCTTGTTAGAGCGCGAGGCCAATCGCTGGCGCGTGCTGAAGCTGCCTGCCATTGCAGAAGACCCTGACGATCCGCTTGAGCGAATGCCAGGAGCGGCGCTTTGGGGCGATGACGAATACGGATACGGGGCGGACCTGATCCGCAAGCGTGAAACGGCGGACGCCCGGACTTGGGCGGCGTTGTATCAGCAACGTCCGGCGCCGGCTGAGGGGTCGCTATTTCAGCGTCAGTGGATCATCCGAGAAGCGCCTCCGCCGCGTGAAAATATGCGTGTTTATGGCGCCAGTGATTATGCCGTGACTGCCGATGGCGGGGATTTCACGGTGCATGTGGTGGCGGGGATGGACCCTGCCGGGCGGTTGCACTTGCTAGATGTTTGGCGGGCGCAGGCTTCCGCTGATGTTTGGATTGAGGCGTTTTGCGATTTGGCACTAAAATGGAAGCCGCTGGCATGGGCGGAAGAAACGGGCCAGATCAGGGCAGGCGTCGGGCCTTTCCTTGAGCGCCGGATGCGTGAGCGCAAGGCGTATGTCTATCGCCGGCAATTTCCGACGCGCGGGGATAAGGCGGTGCGGGCGCAAAGCATCATCGGGCGCATGGCGCTGGATGGCTTGCGGGTGCCGCCGGATGCGCCATGGATTGCCGATCTTGAATCAGAATTGCTGGCCTTCCCGGCTGGCAAGCATGATGACCAAGTGGACGGTTTAGGGCTGATTGGGCAGCTTTTGGACGTTATGTCAGCCGGTCGTGTGGAAAAGCCCCCCGAGCCGCCGCGCTTTGCCATCCAGGCGGCGCCTGGTGGAATGAAGATCAACCTTGGTGAACTTGCGCGGCGCCACCTAGAGCGGCGCGCGGCCCAGAGAGGGAATTACGAATGAGCGGAACATTTCTAGCCGAAGGCGCGGCTGCCATAACGCCTTCTGACACAACCGATCTTGGCCCATGCAAGGCAATCTATGTCGGCAGCGCGGGCGGCAATGTGGTTGTGCGGATGCCAGGGCGCAGCACTTCCATTACGTTTACGGCAGTGCCAATCGGGACCATTCTTCCGGTAAGCGCGCAATATGTGATGGCTGCCACAACCTCGACAAACCTAGTGGCGCTCTATTGATATGAGCGACAGCGCCAGCGAAGCCTATGAGGACCGCGAAGACGCTGGCAAGGATGATGTCGGCCTTGCGCGCCTTTGGCTGGACAGCGTGGCGCTGGCGCGGAAGAATGAAGAGGATTGGCGTAAGGGCGCTGGCGAAGCGCGCGACCTCTATAGGGGCGACAGCAAGAACAACCAGGGCAAGAAGTTCAATATTCTCTTCGCCAATACGCAGATCACCTTGCCGGCCATTTACAATTCGACGCCAATCCCGGACGTGCGGCGCCGCTTTGGTGATGCTGACCCAGCGGGCAAGGTTGCGGCGCAAGTGCTGGAGCGCAGCCTTTCCTATTCGTTTGACGCTTATGATTTCGGCGGCAATATGCGCGCGATTGTGTTTGACAGCGTGCTTGCAGGGCGTGGCGTGTTGCGCGTGCGGTACGAGCCTTCCTTTGAGGAAACCGAGGAAGAACAGCGCGAAGAGGCGGAAGAATACGCCGAGGAAGCCGCGCAACCAGCGGCGCCGCGCTTGGTTTTCCAGAAGGTTTGCGTCGAGCATGTGGACTGGCATGATTTTATCATTGGGCCAGGCCGCAAGTGGGAAGAGGTGCCTTGGATCGGCTTCGAACATCGCCTGACGCGCGATGAATTGGAAGATCGGTTTGGCGATATTGGCGCCACCATGCCGCTTGACATTGTGACGGATGACGCGCGGGCGCGCAATTCGGACCCGCGCGACGTGCCGGACGTGTTCAAGCGCGGCACGGTCTATGAGGTTTGGGATAAGGAAGAGCGCGAAGTTCT